TTCTAGTTTAGGTTGATATATTGTGTGAGTTTGTTTGCCAAAGAATTGAACGCTTCCATAAGATAAGGCATCTGTTTCTTGAGATCCAGTACGCATAACCATAAAACCAAAATTAGGAGTACTACCTGACCAAGCAATTAACGAAGCGCTTACGTTTATTCTTAAATCTTTGTCTTGATCGCTAAAGATTTGAGAACCTACTTCTGTTGAGTGAGTTGTTCCACCTGCAGTTGCCCAAGTATTCGTCTTGTTTCTATAATTCCAAGAAACGCCTAAGTTTGTTTTAGGAGAATGTCCTTCTCTTCCTAGTCCTGCATCCCATTTTTCTGAAACAGTTTGAACTACTAATTTATAATCAGCACCAAGATTTTTCTCTTCTGTTACATACATGTTTAAAAAAGCACTATCCCAACTACCACTTATTTTTGTCCAATCTATATCGAACTTTAGAACAGCTCTAGAATTATACGTTACAGGAGAAACAGAAGAAGATGCAATTTTTTCAATTGTTAATACTTCGTCAAGTCCAGTATTCATTTCTGGATATTTTTCGCTTAATGTAGCGTCTTTGTTTGCAAATATACTATATATCATAATTAATACCCTACCACTCTACCTTTAATATCTTTGTCTGGAAATTTAACTTCGAATATAGAAATATCCATAGAAGGATATATTACCCCGTTTTTGGTTGCACTATCTATATCGTAAATATTTCCAGAATAATCCTTTTCTGTATTAAAGAGATTTGTAATTGTTAAGTCTTTTACTGTTTGAACTCCCTCAACTTTATCTAATTGAGTTCTTACTTGAGATAAAACAATAGGTTCTTGAAGTGCCCAATTTTCTATATCAAATATCTTTTTAAGTGTATCTATACAAGTTAACAATAAAGCTTTGCTATTATATCCAGGTCTAGGAATAACACTGAAATCTACACCTATATTAATAACATAAGCATCTTCAATATTGACTGCGTCTGTAAGCATTCTATATTGAGATAAATAAGTTTGCAAGTTATCCTTGCCTAACGAAGTTAAGCCGATACATTGTTTGTCTTCATTATAACCTAGAGTATACATGTTAATAGCTAATTGATTACCTAATGAATCGTTATCAATATATACTTTAGCTATAGAACCAAAGTGAGCAGGCATTGCATATACTCTAGCTAAATAATCTTCTCTTGTAACTGCTCTATTTTGAGTTGAAAAATGCGCTAATGCATTATATTTAATTTCTTCTATAGTTTCGCCTGATCTTCCACCCGATGCAGGTTCTAAATTTATAACTGCCAAAGAGTTTTCAACAAATACAGCAGTCGCGTTGTCTAAATTATCTTTATCGAACCAAGCAGTAGAATTTATAATAGTAGATATTTTTCTACTACCGACATTAGAAGCTAATCCTCCTCCAGCAATATATTTTATAGTTAAAGTTGTATCTCTCGGAGCTAAGCCATAAGCTCTTGTAAATAAAGTATTAGCTGGATCGAATGCTTTGTCTATATTTATTCCTCCGTTTATATGACTGTTACCTGTGTTACCATAAGGTAAATTAACACCCATATTAGTAGTACTAGGAATTATTACTTCGTCTGGCTCTGAACTAACACCCGCACCAAACCATAAACTTGTAGTGTTATCGGCATTGACGTGAGTAGTAAATCTTTTAGATGTTCTTCTCATTGTCATTATATAAGGAACAGTTTCTTTATTTGTAGACATATCTGGATCATTTGCAAACGAATTTTCAACTTTTTCAAATATATTGTCTTGTGCTAAATAAGGAACTTCGTACCACTTTTTTTCATCACTATCTAGTACTTCGGTGATTTGTATGATATTTTTGTCTGCAAGCTTTACTTTATCAAATTTCTTAGGTGTAGTGTCGAATACAACAGATTCAGTTTTAACTTCGCCGGCTAAACAATCAACTGTTTTCATTAAAAGAAAGTAAGTAACTGCACCAGCACCGTCGGTTTTGTATATTGTTGTTTCTCTAGGACTTGTTATACTTTCTTGCGAAAAATCAACACTGCCTTGTGTTATAAATCTAACACCAGTATCTGATTCAACTTCCATACCTGCCATGATTTTCATAGTGTATTCCATATTAGCTTCGCCAGCAGGAGTTGCAGGAACTACTTGATAAACATTAAGTCTTACTACAGAAGGAATACTAGGTTTTGTTTTATATCCTAAAGTTCTTGCTATATCTATTACGTTAACTCGCTCTTCTGCATGTAGCAAAAGATTTTCCTTCATTTGGTTATCTATGTAATAAGATAATACATCTCCAACATACGAAGCCATCTCTATGAACATCATACCAGGCGAGGCTTCGTTAAAATCGTTATATACATCTGGAAAATAATTCTTTGCATATCCAATAAGATCTCCTCTAAAATCTGAGAAGTCTTTGTTAAGATATTTAATTTCCTTAGTTTGTTTTTTATTTAAGTTAAATTCATTTGTAGCCATTACATGTTCCCAACAGTTAGATTCATAGTTTGCATATTAATTTTATTGCCTAATAAACTAAATATTATGTTTATCGACAACGTATGATCGTCGCCATCAACTCTATCGAAGAGGACATCGTCTACTGTAATATAGGGCAACCACATTTTAGTTTGTTCTATAATTACTTTTTTTAATTGCACATTTATTTGTTTTAATTCAAAATCGAAAAGCATTTTCCAAACATCACATCCGAAATTAGGATGCATTACTCTTTCACCTTTATTTGTAAGAACTAGATTTTGCAAATTAGATCTAGCTTGATCCAATGTAGTGTACGAAGATCTAAAATCTGATTGAGATTCTATAGGCTTTTTTACGTTATTGGGCTCTGCGCCTCCAATTCCAGCTGTTTCATATATAGTCATTCCACCGCTACCTCCATCGTTAGACAAAGGAAGTGTTAGTCCTAAAGCTATGTCGCCTTGAAAACTACCACCCAATACAGGTAAATTCCCACTTACGTCGAAATCAAAAGGATTATATCTATATTCTTTGCGGACTTTCATTTCTAGAATCTTTTAACTAAGTCTGAATAATTTCTCGTTAACGCAGATGTAAGTGTTGGATCTAATCTACTAGTATCTACTGGTCTATTGTTTAAATCTGTTTGTGGCACATTTCCTTGCATACCAGCAAATTTAGATCTAAGTGAATTAGCATCTATGCTAGGATAAGGAGCAAATTCGTCCTGTGTATCACCTTGCTTAGTTTGATTCACGGCTTCACTAAGAGACATACTCTTTGGAGCTTTTGTCTTGTTTTCTAATAATGTCATTGCTGTATTAAGTTCTTCCTTAATTACAGATTTTACTTCTTTTCTTACAACTTCTCTGATAATTCGTACCAAATCTTTTTTTGTCATTGTTTATTCTCGTATAGTTTATATGATATAAATATCTTGTTGGGACATTAAGCCCACGGCATTGGAGTAAAAGGAGTCGGTACCATTATCGCCATACCAGTAGGAAACCAACCAGCCAACACGCCTCCTAATGCGTTTGCAAAATCCATAAATGCTCCAGGTGGATCAACAGGTAAAAGTACAGAGCCAACCATAGGTGGTCCGGCTGGTGGAACACCAACAAATCCAGGTAACATTCCTAGTGCCATAATTCCTCCATAAGCAACTATTCCATTTTGTATAGTCATACCCATAGAATCGCTTTTATGAGAAACGCTCATAAGTACACCTTTCATAGCAGCCTTTGCAGCTTCGTGCGTAGTAGACGGCGGAATAACTGATTGAGCTCCGTCAAATACAGCATCGCTCCATCCTGTAGCAAATTGATCGGGCGGAATGTTAGGATCAGCATCAGCGTCGGCAATTGCTCCTTCTCCAAAATTGGAATCTAGTTTCGATGTAAATGCAGGTACTAAAAAAGGCATGTTATTGTTTCATTGTTTCTAATTGACCTTTCAATTGCTCGTATATTGGCGCTTGTAAAGGAGGACCAGAAGGTCCAGCAGGAGTAGGATGAGTTTCCATTGCTAAGTTAGTTAATAGTTCTAAGAGCAAATCTGCAATTGCAGATATATTTATTTTCCAAGTAGCAGTAGAAAGACTTATTTCTTTTTTAGCAGATATTAAAACGCTATCGTTCCTAGCGTTAAAGATTAATCTATCGCTATTTATTATAATTTGAGGCGAACCTTCAAAAGCGTTAGGAGCTTCAAGAGGTGGAGCAGGTCCACTAGGCATAGCAACAGATTCAGGTGATTCAGGATTAGCTAATTCAAAATCTATTTTTTGAGTAGACGTCATAAGAATAGTTGAAGCGTCTTCTAGTATATCTGTTACGTTTGCATCTTCTCCATCGTCAACATATCCATTCACCAAAATAGTTAGGGGATCTCCATCAGTAGATCCAACAGACCAATAGTTACCGGGTTTGCTTGCGCCAGCAGTAGAAGTAAATCTTAATCCTGATTCCCATCTACTTTGTATTATAGTGTCTCCTTCTAAAGGTTGCATTTTCTTTACTGCTTTTTCAACGAACGTATCTCCTATTTCGTCGTTTGCTTCTTCGTCTTCGTATAGCGCTGAATTAGGTTGTAAATGATTATTGATATCTCCATCTAAATTAGTTACAGAAACCCAATAGTATTGAAAGCTACTTACACCAGATTGATTGTTTGCAGAAGAACCTTTTATAGCTATTACATGTTCTCCTTTTAAAGGTAGTGTTTGAACGTTCATATTGAGCGGAGCTAACCATTCTGTAGGGTAATTACCTTTAGATTTACCTCCTAATCTTTTAATTCCTACCCAACCTAAATAATCGCCTTCTATTTGAATTGCTGAGAATTGTGGATGATCGGCTGACATAACAACGTCAACAACTTCTCCGTATATAACTTGTTCGGGACTTCCTGCTACTCCTCCACTTATTGCCCCTCCAACATTTCTACCCATTATCTATCTAGCTCCATTTCTTGAACAGATGATAATAATTGTTTCTTTTCGTCTTCACTTAATAAAACCCCAGTACCGTCACCTACTGCTTTTGCAGCCGATATACCTCTTTGAACAATTGCAGCTAACTTAATCAAGTGGTCGTCGTTCTTTACAGCTACATCTAAATATTCTTTTATTATAGGTACAATGATCGTGGCGTCGCCTATACTTTTGATCATAGGTTGTAGTTGCATAATAAGTTCATTGATCTGTCCTTCTTTGTTTTTTGAATTAGTATAAATATCCTCCATTAACCCTGAGAACGTTTTACCTTTGAATATTTCTTCGTTTTCTTCCATAGTTTTATCTCTTCACTTTCTTTAACTATATTATATGCTTTTTCTATTTTATCCCCGTAAGAATAATAGCTACCTTCAAGCTTGGTAGATACCTTTAAGACCTTGTCTCTTATACCTTCGTTGTAAGCTTTATATAATACGTCTTCTACTTTATCGTAACCCATCGCTTTCTCAAATATAGTTTATGTTTACTATAAATATACAAACAAAAAAAAGAGCCAGGGTAATTAAACCCTAGCTCCTTTACTATAACCATTGTGTAGTATATACTACTTCTTTACAAAGAATGACATTACGATAATCAATACTAATAATCCTACAAATCCACCGTTACCGATCGCGTTTATAAGATTAGATAGATTAGCTACCACGTCCATTCCAAATACAGAACCACCTGTTAAGATAGTCCAAAGAATTGTTACAGGTAATACTGCCATCATTACTGATAATAGTCCACCAAAAAATCCTGTTATATATTTAATTACATTTTCCATTTTTGTTCTCCTTATTTGTTCTAATAGTTTTTGACAAAATTGTCGATTGGGGTGTTGAGAGCTCAGTTATTTATTTTAAATAACGTTTTCTAGAAACGGTAGCTTAGTCCTAAATTAAAGCTTCCTTCTCTATCTCCATTATCATCAGCACTAACTGGCATTGTGTAATTTGGTTCTACACATACACCTTTCCATACTGATAATGAATAACCAAGACCGATCGATAAATTGTCTGTTGTTTCTTCAGTTGGTGCTTGTAAAGAAATATAGATCGCGTCACTATAATTATATCTTCCGATTAAATCATACTCTTCGCCATTCTTTACAAATCCTGCTGAACAGTTATTAGCCACACTTACAAGAACACCTAAGTTATCTGTAATTGCGCCTAGTTCTAAATCAGCTCCTTCAGCTGGTGCGTTATACGTAGATACTACCGTAAAAGTTTGAGCCGAAGCTCCTATCATTGTTGCTATCGCAACCATTAATGTTAAAATTGTTTTTTTCATAATTGTTTTTCTCTTTTATTTTAATATGCCACTATTGGCTTTTACCTTAAAAGAGCTCTCTTTAAATCTATAAGCTACACCCATAGCTTATTTTTAGCTACCTCATTATACAATTCTTGTTTTTCTCTGAACTGATGTTTGAAATAGTTTACTATCCTCGATATATCCTTTGTCTTCTCGTTTGTCATTTCTCGAATCATAAGGTACAAGGCTTTTTTGTTATATTTTTCTATATTAACTCTACGTTTAAATAACTCTAATATAGCGTATGCTATCTTTTTATCGTCTTGATCTTTAAATGCAGTTTCTATCTTTTTATCGTAATGCATTATAAATAGGTCTACGAAATCTGAAAGTTCTTCTTGTCTGTCTTTTTCACTTTCTTCGTTTAATAGATTTCTTTGTGAATCTACTTTTTCCATACCACTGCTCAAAATCAACTTAGCATATGCTTTGTTGTTTGCTTGAATGCAATAGTTTTTTGCAACTATACTGAAATAAGAAAATGCTCTACCTTTATCTTCTGCATACTTATCTAATTTTTGCAATATAAATCCTATAACTTCATATTGTTTGTCTTCTGTTGTTCCATACATATAAGGAAACTTAAATCTATTTATAATATTTTGAGACAATTTCCACAATGCATAATGTATATGTTCGCTGTATACTTTATCGCGCTTTATTTTTCCTTCTTCTGTATTATAAGCTATTATAGCTTTCTCCGTAATAGGAGTAAAATACATTTTGTTTTTTCTTTTTCTACCTCGTCTCTTAATATTTGGATTAAGTAACTCTTCTAGTTCTACTTCGTATTGCGGTAAATTTTTATAAAAATCTTCTACTGGTGTCATATATTATTTTGCTCCAAACTTTCTATTTCTTTTAAAAGTGCCTTAAATATAGATCCTACTTCGTCGTCACTTTCAAATCCACCTTTCGAATCTATTGTTCTCATGTTATCAATAGTATTTTGTAGTATATTTTTGTTTACTACTAATACCTCGTCTTGCTTTAAAATAATGTTTTCTGCATCTTCATATTTCTTTAACATATTGTATAATCCAACACAAGATACTATAAGCAACAAAGACATAACAACTATTATTATTTCTAAAGTTCCCATTATTTTTCCCCGAATAAACTAGCAAACACATCTTTTGCGTCATCGTTTGCAGAGGTAAGAGTTGCTTTAACATGAGGATTTTGTTTTTTAATAGTTGTTTTTTTACTACCATCACCACTTAGCCAAAGTTCATATTCTATTTTGCTAGCCATCAAATCTGCTTGATGTACAATATGAGCAAGATTAGTTTTTAGTTGTTTACCTTTACCATAAGGTTTATAGTAAACAGAATTACTTTCGTCATACAATCCATCATGAATCATTATAGCAATCATTTCGTTGCTCGACATAGTAATACCGTATTGATTTAACAACCAAATACTTCTGTGTTGAACAGGCATGTGATCTATTTCTGGATTAGTATCGAATATTGCACCTTGATTCTTTCTATGCCAATCACTAGGATTTGGTATATAATAAGCATGTTCTTTTGTACCTATTTTACCTAAGTCATGATTAAGCGCTACAAACATAAGTTCTTCTTTTGTATAACCATCACATGGACTTCCCATCTCTTGCCAAGTTTCATATACTTTACTTGCGCCGTTTATAACTCGCAATACATGATCCACATATCCACCACCGAAAGCATTATGAAAATGTTCTATTCCACTTGCTGGTGCCATCATCATTCTTTCTTCAAAGTCTGCGTACAATGTTTTAAGCTTTTCTTTTCTTTCACCTTCAAAGTTATCATCAATAACTTTCATTAAGCTATTCCAATTTTGTCCTATTTGTTCTGCGTTTATCATAATATGTTCTTTACTTTTTTCCAATATCCTGCTGTCAT